GGGGGTAGTTATTTTTTTTTTTACTTTTTTTGAAAAAAGTGCTTGACAAATTATGAATAATGTCGTATGGTGTATATGTAGTTGAGAGAAAGGAATCGTTATGAACTACTTGGTTAAAGACGCTGCTACTGGACGGGTTCTTGCTGGTCTGTTTGAAGCACTGGAAACAGAACAAGAGGCACAAGGTGCTGCTGCCTATTTCGTTGAGAAGGGTTTTGTTGAAGCAACTGTTATTGAGGAGTATGAGACTGATGCTTAATAATCTTGGAAAATATTGGGTGGAGGTTGATACCTCTGTAACTGGAGAAGAAATCGTAGGATACCACTTCCCCTACAAGGCAGACCGCGATGCCCGTGTAGAGGCACTGGTCGAAGAGTTTGGTATTGAAGTAATTAACGCGATTGGAGATAAACAATGACACATATGTATTACGCTGATTTAGAAGTAACCTATGAAGATGGTTCTAGTGGTGCTGCTCGGTATGAGGGAGTGACCTTAGCCGCTGCTCAGAAGAAAGCTGATGACAAACTGAAAGAGATGATTGCTACATCTAAGGTTGCCAAACAATGGGATGCTGATACCACTTTCCATCTTGTGTCTCACAAAATCAAGTCAGGTAAAATCGATGTCTAATTGTCCTCGTTTGTTCGATTATCCTCGTTTGATTAAGAATGCAGAGAAGGCGTATAATAACGCCAACACTATCTGGGCAAGAAAATACTGGTTGGAAGTGCTAACAAAACTTTCACAGAATATCGAAAAACATTCTTGACTTTTGATGTTATATGTGATACTATATAACAATCATGAAAGATTTGAAAACGCCCCTACGATACCCTGGCGGTAAATCCAGAGCAACAGACTTCCTGTTTGGTATTGAAAATATGCCTATCGAAGATATCAAAGAATATCGTGAACCATTCCTTGGGGGTGGTTCATGTGCCTTTGCGTTCAGTAAAAAGTTTCCTAACATTCCTATATGGGTAAATGACAAATACTACAATCTGTATTGTTTCTGGTTGACACTACAGAAAGAAGGTCAGAACCTTGCAGACAAACTTCATTCTGTTAAAGATGAGTTACAGGGGTCATCTGACCCATTACAGGCACATCTTGATTACTATCATGTTATGCGTGAGGGTCTAAACAATGCAGACAATGAGTTTGATATCGCATGGCAGTTCTATATTATGAATCGTTGTTCGTTCTCTGGTCTGGGTGAGACCACGGGTTCGTTCAGTAAGGATGCTGTGCGTGATTTGTTCAATCATAGATTGATTTCTAAACTACCTAAGTTTAGTCACTTGATGAGAAACTGGAAACTAACTAATCAGGACTACTCAACCTTGTTCGATGACAATCCTGATGCATTCGTATTCGCAGACCCACCATATGATATCTCTACATTCATCTATGGTAACAAGGGTGATATGCATGATACCTTTGACCATAAAGAGTTCCATGAGTGTGTAGATGGTGCGGGTAATCGTATAATGATTACCTATAACTCGAATGAGACTTTGCGTAAAGCATACACTGGTTGGGAACAACGCGAGTGGGATTTGACTTACACGATGGTATCAACTAAAAAATATCGTGAAGAAGAAAACACCAAGAAAGAACTTCTCCTACTAAACTATGAGACCCCCACACCTTCTACCCTAGAAGATTTTTTCGGATAAGGTCAGAACTCTTATAAATAGAGACATAGGAGTTTTTATATGCCAGTAACATCAACAGTTCAGATAGATGACGAGACATTAACAACTAATCTCAATTATCTTCAACCAACAGGATTCCGTGTTATTATTAACAGGAATCGGTATCCTAACTTGGAGTATTTCTGTCAGTCTGTATCACATCCAGGCGCGACAGTTTCACCATTGGAATTACCTACGAGACGTATCACTTCTGTTCCTCTCGCTGGTGATAAGATGACATTCTCTGAGGTCTCGTTTCAGATTATTCTTGATGAGAATATGACTTCATACAAAGAAATGTATGACTGGATGACTCGTATTGTTAACGAGGGTCAAGTATCTGCGGGTCAATCGATGACCAAAATTCCTACACATGCTGATATTACATTATCAGTCCTTTCAAGTCATAACAACACAGTCCAGAAGATTTTGTATAAGGATTGTGTTCCGACCTCATTAGGAACTATTGAGTTTCAATCCAACACAGGCGCTACCACATTCGTGACGTTTGATGCGTCATTCAGATTTAGTCAGTTCGAAATTAAAGCTTGACATTTTCCTCTCTTTATGTCATAATAAGACATAATCAGAGAGGAAATATTATGTCTAAAATGAATGAGTTTTTGAAGGACTGTCTGTCTTTACCTTACAAATCAAACAGTCAAGATAACCCGTATCATGAGAATCAGGTAGAAGACCTTTTGAAAAAACACGGTCTTGACTATATCGCACAACCCAATGGAATTCAGGCATCACCTGACTTTCTGGTTAATTACAACGGTAAAGAGTATCCGATTGAGTGTAAGAGTTCTAAGGGCCACTATCCTGTCTACAATGGCGGTCTTCCGAAGAAGGGTGTAATCTACGTCTTCTCATCTAAAAAATATAATGAGACTACTGTATTTCGTTCCGAAGATATCGTAACTGATAAGAAGCGTAAGTTGTATGAAGATATGCTTGATGAAATGAAAGCAGTTCACGAGAAATATAAATCAATGGAAGGTTGGGATGACAATCGTGGTTTTGATTTCTATATTCGTGCCATGTATACACAAGCTGGCGGTAAACTATATACTGATTACTTCCTTCATGAAGACCGTGAGATGTGTGAGAGTAACGTTATCAATGGAGAATATAATTGATTTATAATGGCAACTGTCTGGATATCCTTCCGACATTAGATGAAAATTCGGTTGATATGGTCTTCTGTGATTTACCTTATGGAACGACTGCGTGTAAATGGGATTCGATTATTCCACTAGATGAATTATGGGAACAATACAATCGTGTAGTGAAAGAAGACGGTGCGTTTATCTTGACATCCGCACAACCTTTCACAACAACTCTCATATCTTCAAACATCGAAAACTTCAAATACTCGATGGTGTATCAAAAAACTTATGCGACTAATTGGATGTCTGCCAAGAAACGTCCAATGCCCGACCACGAGGATGTGTGTATATTCTATCGCAAACAACCCACATATAATCCACAGATGGTGTGGAATGGTAAATCGATTGGATACAAACATAGTGGTAAGGCAGAGATTTATGATGCCCAACATAAGGACAGTGTATCAGATAGGGGTCAGGCAAAAGACCGATATCCTCGAACAGTTCTCGGCCCTTATGGCCCCGCTAAGACTGACCTACCAAAGTCTCTCAAGGATGAGGGATATAAGTGTCATCCGACACAGAAACAACAGGAACTCATCAAGTGGTTTATCAATTCATTTAGTAACGAGGGCGATACAATTCTAGATAACTGTATGGGTTCTGGTTCAACGGGTGTTGCGTGTAAGTCTTTGAATCGTGAGTTTGTTGGGATTGAGAAAGAACCTAAATATTTCGAGATGGCAGAGAAATGGATTGACATGACCAGTCCATTAGGTGTATAATAATGATTGATTTAGAAAGCATCCTCGCGGAGTGGAAAGAAGACTCCCAAATAGCAAAACACCAACTTGACGAAACCTCGCGTGTGACTCCTGCGTTACACTCGAAGTATCTTGAGTATCTGTCTCTGACCAAACTACGTCTGAAGAAGGCTGAGTTCAAACAGAAAGAACTTCTCAAGGACAAGTGGTTATACTATAACGGCAAGATGGATGAGGAGACTATCAAGGAGAAGGGGTGGCAACCTGACCCGTTCAATGGTCTCAAGATACTCAAGGGTGAGATGGAACACTACTATGACAGTGACCCAGAAATCCAAGAGTCTGAGATGAGAATCCAGTATCTTAAAACGATTATAGATACACTTGAAGAAATCGTAAGTAATCTGAACTGGCGACACCAGACTATCGGTAATATGATTAGGTGGAGGCAGTTCGAGTCAGGTATGTAATGAGAAACCGCAAGGATAAAGAACTTTATGAGTTTTATCCCACACCTATCGAGGCAGTGCGTCTTGCCAAACCGTTGATGGGTGATATCAAATGGTGGGAGCCATGTGCGGGTGATGGTGTCATTCTGAATAACTTTGAGAATGTGACTGTCGGAACAGACATCAATCCACGAGCAGATAATATATCAAAAGCAGATTATTTCGATACAGATTTACCCAATGATGTCGGTGGTATCATAACAAATCCACCATTCTCTCTGGGTTACGATATGGTCAAAAGAGCATTGTTTGACCTAAAAGTTCCTGCTCTTATGTTGATGCGTGTCGAATATATGTGCGGTAAAAATCGTATAGATATTCGTAGACACTTGACTAAGATGCATATCATATCAGAACTTGTAAAATTCACAACATCATCAGGTCGCGTTGTCAATGGTAATGGAACAGGACGGGTCGCTTGGATGTTATTTGAACCAGATAAGACACCTGAGACTGTTGAGATGAAATGGGTGCTTTACGGTGACGCTGCCTAATACTATAACTGTCGGTCTCAAAGACCATTCGATGATGTTGGTTGACTGTGAAGCACACCAACTACCAGAACTACGCGACTACTTTTCCTTCTATGTGCCAGGCTACAAGTTCATGCCGATGTATAAGTCGCGCAAGTGGGACGGCAAAATCAAACTATTCAATCAGGTCACTCGCGAACTGAACGTTGGTCTCTACGACCATCTGAAGAAGTTCTGTCAAGACCGCATGTATCCTCTCCAACTACAGGAGACCGCATATGGTCATCCTGCGAAGAAGAACCACGTTCAACACCAGAACCTTGTAAAGTTTCAGAGTGAACTAGGAATGCCCTTTGAGTTGCGTGACTATCAGTATGATGCGGTCACCCACGGCATCGAGAACAAACGGGCGGTTCTCCTATCACCCACAGGTTCGGGTAAGTCATTCATCATCTACAATCTGTTGCGGTGGTATATCGACAACTATGATAAACAGGTTCTCATTGTTGTTCCCACAACAAGTCTGGTCGAACAGATGCATAAGGACTTTACCGACTACGGGTTTGACCCTGAACTATGTCACAAGATTTATTCAGGTAAAGACAAGAACACCGACAAACAAATCGTCATCTCCACATGGCAATCTATCTACAAGTTCCCGAAGGAATGGTTCGAGAACTTCGGTTGCGTATTTGGAGACGAGGTGCATTTGTTCAAAGCAAAGTCTCTGTCAGGTATCATGAACAAGTGTGTCAACGCAGAGTATCGGTTCGGGACAACAGGGACACTGGACGGGACAGAGACAAATAAACTGGTATTGGAGGGTCTGTTCGGGCCAACCAAGCGTGTCACTATGACACGGGATTTGCAAGAGAAAGGGACGCTTGCGAAACTAAATATATCTGTCCTGTTGTTGCGGTATCACAATGATGTATGTCATATGTTGAAGGACGCAACCTATCAGGAAGAGATTGACTATATCGTTCAGAACGAGAAACGAAATAAACTCATCACCAATCTCGCACTTGACCAGACTGGTAACACTCTGGTTCTCTTTCAGTTCGTAGAGAAACACGGTAAGATTCTCTTTGACATGATGAGAGACAAGGCAGAGGAAGGTCGTAAGATTTTCTATGTGTCGGGTGAGGTGGACGCAACTGACCGCGAACAGATTCGTGGTATCGTGGAGAAACAGAAAAATGCTATCATCGTTGCATCACTCGGCACTTTTAGCACAGGGATTAACATTCGTAACTTGCATAACATTGTTTTTGCTAGTCCTAGTAAGTCTCAAGTTAAAGTCCTGCAATCGATAGGACGGGGCTTGCGTCAGTCAGACGATGGGTCGGTTACACAACTCTATGACATTGCGGATGACATGCATATCAGGTCACACAAGAACTTCACCCTACGACACAGTGCGGAAAGAATTAAGATATATACTAAAGAGCAGTTTCCCCATAAGATTTACAAAGTAGATTTGAAATAATGCATGGATTAATGTTTGGTGGATTCCAGACCACGGAAAATTATGGAAATGGCGAAACGAACATAGTAAACGAATACTATAGAAGTTTCGGTAATCACAGAATCGCAACACATCTCAGAAAACAGGGATGGGATATTGAAGTCCTTGATTACTCTTGGGCATTTTCTTACGAAGAACTAAAAGATTATGTCGATGATAGAATAACCAAAGAAACGGTCTTCATTGGTGTAAGTGTTTTATTCATCCCTACACAAGAGTCAACCAAAAAAATAAATCGTATTCTAAGATACATTTCAAGAAAATATCCGTGGGTAAAAAGTATTGTCGGCGGGGTCAAGAGTTGGGCAATCACATTTGTAGAGGCGGATTACTATATCGCGGGTCATGGGGAATATGCGATAGATGGACTTCTCAAAAGTTTGATGGGTCGAGGAGAACCAGTGAGGTTCAAAAGAAATGAAAAAAGTGGTATCAAGATTATTGATGCATATAAAGATTATCCTTGTTGGCCTAAACGAGACGCGAGTATATCCTATGAAGAGAGAGACTTCATCACAAAACATGAAACTATGAACATCGAACTGGCACGAGGATGTCGATTCAAATGTAAGTATTGCACCTTTCCACTTTTAGGTATCAAGGATGATACAAGCAGAGATGAAGATAGTGTCTACGAAGAGTTGAAGGAAAACTACGAAAAATGGGGAACAGTATCTTATTATGTCACGGATGATACTGTAAATGACCGACCCGAAAAAATGAGAATGTTGGCCAATGCTGTTCGTAGACTTGACTTCAGACCTCACTTCAATGGATATGCCCGAGCAGACCTTTTGATATCACACCCAAAGGAAACATGGGACGATATGATTGATGCTGGGTTTACCAGTCATAGTTATGGTGTTGAGACATTCAATCACATGGCGGGTAAGGCTGTTGGTAAAGGTATGCATCCTGATAAAACAAAAGAGGGATTGTTAGAGATTCAGGAATACTTTACACCAAGAGCGCCGCATTTCTATACAGGTTCTCTCACGATGATTTGTGGTCTCCCACACGAAACATTCAAATCTTTAGATGATGGTAAGGAGTGGTTGAATAAGTATTGGAGAAATCATACTGTTGGATACTTACCGTTATATCTACAGAATGATGACGGTGATGCAATTGATGAAGTGGACGGAAATATAACCAAAGATTTTATTAAGATGGGATACACCTTCCATGAAGTTGATGATGTTGACTACCTATTAGGTATGGTTCATCCTCTTATCAAAAGAAGTCTTAAAACTGTTTTGCGTGAGAGAGCTGAACTTTCTAAACACAAAGAAGCGAAATTTAATTATTGGATTCATCCTAGTGGTGATTATGATTGGTTAGATGCCATTGAATGGGTAATGGAATTTCAACATATAAGGGAAGGAATAGGAGCGGGGACATATTGCTTCAAAGGTGAGGATGCTTGGAAGACAGAATCCGTAAATGGAACTTTAGAAAATATAAAAGACTATTACAAAGAGAATCGCAAAATGGCAGATTTTGAGGTTAAACATCATCTCGTCATGGATTATAAGCGCAAGAAAATTGCACTATAAATATAAGTGATAACATAAAGGAAATACGATGAGTAAACCAAAGCCCGAAGTAAGACAGTTCAAACTCGCATCAGGCGAAGAGGTTGTCTGTGAAGTGATTCAATGGCACAACGAAGAAGAACTCGAACTTATTGTAAGGAAGGCTATGAAACTCGTTATGGGTGAGATGGACACAGGTGTGCGATATTATTCGTTCCGTCCGTGGATGGTCTATCAAGAGAACCCCGAAGACCTTGTAGTGTTGAATGGTAATCATGTCATCGGTATTGCATATCCACCTGAGTCTCTTATCGCACAGTATGACGAAGCGGTAGACGATATGGCAAAGATGTGGGAACAACGCAACAAGGAATATCTACAGAGTCGCGGTGACGAACCCTTCGAGGATATTGATAAGATTAACAAGATGACCAAACAGGTCATGCGTGAGTCAGAAAGGATTGAAGAATATTTGAAGTCGTTAGATAGTGAGTCCAATAATATAATCACATTTCCAGGCACAAACGACATACACTAATGATTAAACTTCGTAATGTATCTGAAGAATATATCTTCACCAAGATTATTGATGATGAAGAGATGAACACGAGAATGATTACTCGAATCGATGAAATCGGTGACGAGGCATTCCGCAAGACCAATGTAAAAGCAGATTGCACATCTGGTAATCTACATCATCAATATCCAGAATTCAATTCTCTGTCGCATATCATCGAAGACTTCTGTAAGGAGTCATCATATGAAATGCAGATGGATTGGGAGAATCATCACTTCAGAGCAAATAGTCTTGATTGGAACAATGCATATATACAGTCACAATATTGTAATATGATGTGGGGGACGAGATATG